GATATACTGTGATAAACGTTTCAGTACCTGTAAATGCACAACCAGCGAATGGAACTATTGTAACGTTAAATGCTAACTTTGCAGGAATTTTAATACCAATTCCAATTTCAACTGTTAGATATCCAACCCAGGTTACATATGCTAATATAGATGACGTAACCAATGGTTCTGTTGTTACTACATATGATTTAGGTACAGATCCAAATTCAGCGGGTACTCAAATCACTGATTTCCAGGTTACGGCCGACACGGGAACCGTACGATATATAAAATATAGAATTACGGCAAATAATGGATATTTCTTTGATACGGTAGATCTTTCTATCATATCTTTAAGAAATATTACAGTGGGTGCTAATATAACAGAACATTCTATTACAGATATTTCAACGGATGGTACCGTGATTGAATACATTGTTAAGGATAATAGTTTTGGATCTGTTAATCCAGGTGGAAGTTCAACAGTAGATTTCCAAGTTAAAGCTGCTGCTTTACAAATTCCAAATATTGAAGTTGGAATTTATAATTATTCAAGTTATACTCAAAATGGAGCTCCAGAACAAATCGGAGGAGATTTATCAGGTGTAATAATGGGAATTGATTTCCAAAAAAATGATGGTTCATATGAAACAATGGCAATTACAAGTGGTGGTTTCCCAGTATATCAAGGAAATATTACAAACGGAACAATAACAACTCGAGAGGCAAACATCAACATGTATCTTTCTGTTAGTAGTCCAAATGGAGTTACAATCGAGGTAGTGGTAACCAATTCTCAAGGAACTCCAGTATTTACATGTGAAACTCAGTCCGCGGGATACTTTTTAATAGACACAACATACGCAACATTTATATCGATTACGGTGCGAAATGCAGATGTACAATGCCAATAATATAATGATAGATTATAAAAAATACATACCATCAAAAAATACCCTGATTTTCATCGGGGTATTCTTGTTTATTCTTTTATTTTTAAATGAGTGTAATTCAAATGCTTCTTTAAAAAGAGAACTTAAACAAACACAGTTGGTTGCTAATAGAGAACTTAATAATTATAGAGCAAGCTTAGACACTATCGAACTTGAAAGAAATGAAAATGGAGTATTAGTTGCTCAAAAATTAGCATATGAATTCGATATTAACTCTTTAACAGAATCAAATAAAAAAATGATTAATGAATATCGATCTGCTTTAAATTTAAATAAAAAACTTAATAATATTAATTCGTTATTAAGAACAGAAATTAAAGTTAAAGATTCTATTATTAATTCAAAGGTTACTGTAATTTCTTTAACTGATTCTACATCAACGATTAAATTTAATGATTATAAAAATTGGGATAAATATAATTGGAGAAGCTTTAATGCAACATTAAATGTTTTAAGAAATAAAGAAACAAATAGTCTTTCAGTTACTTCTAGTAGATTTGATTTTGAACAAGGTATTGAATTAAAAGCTGCAATCTTAAATGAAAAAGGAGTTAATTCTTTAAAGATAACAACACCTTATCCTGGAATTGAATTTACGAATATTGAAAATATTAATTTAGTTAATGATAAACTAAATCAAAAAAATGAAAAGAAAGCAGGTTGGTCTGTTGGAATCGGATTAGGATATGGAGTTAATTTAACCCCTGGTCAGGTTGTTGGATTCGGTCCTTCAATTAATGTCGGTTTAATGTGGTCACCAAAATGGCTTAGATTTTAAAAAATTATAAAGAAATGGCAAAATCATCAAGATTTTTAAGAATAGACGAAGATGTATTATTAGAATTCATATATCATGACCAATCAAATGCAAATGATGCAATGATCGAAAATGATAATAATGGAAGTCAACTTAAATATTTAAATGTAGTTGAAGGAGATAATAGTGCTTCCAGATTCTTAATTAATGAGCTTGGAGATGACGTTGTAGAATTTACAGTCACATCGTCTAATGGATATGTTGTTATAAATGGATTTGCGAGCAGACAATTATTACTTAGAAATGGAAAAACCTATAAGTTTGATTTAACAGATCTAAGTATAGATAATATTAATGGCTTTAATATTCCAGGAGGAAATGGATATTTAACAGGTCAAATATATGTATATTCTCCTACAACTAATGGAAATTACAGATATGAATACACTAATTTAGCTGGAAAGGAATTTATAGGAGGGCAGATCGAAGTTTCAAATAGAGCAAGCTCATTATTTTCAACACCACATGCTCAAACAGGAAATGACATAAAAACCTCACCAGGCGAGAGTGGAAGATACTATGCAGTTCCAACTGAAATAGATAACACGCTGGCATTATTAAATAATTCTTTAAATTATTTAGATTCCGCTGAATGGAATGGAACAAAGTCTAATGACTTAACCATTGTGCCTATTCACGATGTAAATGCAGTTTGGTATGACACCATTAGATTACACTTAAGAACTGGATATTCATTTAGTGGTAGAGGTTATGATGGATTTTTATTTCAGACAAAGGTTAAAAGAAAATCAGGTGTTTATAATTATTTTAACTCTCTAGTTTATTTAAATTCTTCTAATTTTGAAATTCAAAATCCAAACCCATTTATACTAGGAGAAACTTCATATTCAAAATATATTGAAATTAAAGTACCTTCATTAGTATATATGTATGAACCAACTAAAAATCTTGAATTTCAAGAAAGTTTCTTTGGCCAAGCAAATACAAATGACGCTGTTATAAATTCAGTAAACTATGAGATTGATTTTAAATTAATAAGTCAGGTAATCACGATAAATGGATATGACTATATTAATTTAGCAGAAGGAACATCAATTGTTCTTTCGCAAGAAGATGAATATGTAGATCTAGCTGTAAATATTAAGCATGCTGAAGATGGAGATTATTTTCAAATATATGGAACTAAAGATGGTTCTCAATCTCAATTTGAAAGTTACATTAATGGAAAAATGCAAACTTCTGGAGATGATTTAACAATATTTTATGAAGTACAGGTTAGTGAACAGATCGGTCTTAATTATGTTAATACCTTTACAAATACGTTTACACAAACTTCACAATTTGACGAGGAAATAGTATTTAGACCAGTTATTATGAATTCTTCAATAACAAGTAACTTTTTGATAACTGTAAATATGCGTATTTACAATGAAACAGATAATACTCAGATTTTAAAGGTTGCTTCATTAATTTATAGTCAACCTAAAAAGTATGGTAAAAAATTATTAAAGTTAAACTTAAATTCAAGTTTTTCACCAACAATTGTATATAACACATTACCTAATACATCAGTTAATAGAGAATTAAATCAATTTGTAAATTCTATTAGACCGGCTGTAGGAGAAACTAAATATGTTCCAGTTGCATTAGATACTTATGGAATTGTTGCATCGAATACAAAAATGTCAGTAGATGGTGTAGATGTGTCTGCGACTACCGATATTAAATATGAAGCCGAAGGTGTTGGTACTATTGTACTATCAAAGGTTTCTGATAATTTTATTAAGTTTAAAGTTGCAAAACCAGGCGATGGTGTATTAAATGCAATCAGTCTTGTAAATTCAGAAGACCTTGTATTAATTATTAAAAGTGGAACTATAGAGCAAAGAATATCGCATGACCCTTCATTCCCGGGTGTTGATATGGGTAGTGGCGAAATATTCTTTAAAGTTACAAAGGACGTTGCAAATAGATTTGACCAATCAGATACAAATCAATATGCCGATAAGTTCTATATTAATATTAAAAATGGTGGTACAGAATCACTACTATACTATGGAAACGTAAATATCATATAATGATTTTAAACAGTAGAAATAACTTATTCAATTTTAAATTTCCAAGGACTTTTATTCCTAAGGAGGTTGCCGATAAATATCGTAAGTATTTAAATAGAATGCCAGGCAATTTAATAACTGAACCTATTGATTTTATTAACTATTCAATTCAGGGAATAAATTTACCGGGTATTACGTTTGATCCGATTGAGGTAGCGCCAAACGATGGAACAATAACATATCATAGAGGTTCTATTCCAATACAAAATACAATAGATAGACAATTTAAAGTTACTATGCAACTTTTAGATGGTTACATTAACTATTGGATTATGCAAGACACTTTATTGTATTATTATTCAAAACAGGTTAGAAAACCATTTATCGATGATATTAAATTACAGGTAATGGATGCTGAAGGTATTCATATTATAAGTGCTGTTTTTGAAAAACCAATTTTAAATTCTATTTCAGAACTTGACCTTAATATGAGTTCTAATATTGCTGAATTTACAACATTTGATTTAAACTTCTACTATAATAAATTTAATATTGCATTAGAAATAGATTAAAGATATATAACTTATGAAAACATTTTTAGATTACATTAACGAACAAAATATTACTGAAGCAGAGTTACAGATATTAAATGAATCTCTACAGACAGAATGGAGCGATGAGCTTGAAGCTAAAGTTAATGCTGCGCTTGATGAATTTACTGCAACATATCAATTGGAAGATGGATCATATGACGTTAGCCGTTTCAATGAGGAATTGACTAATGAAGGTATTTTAGGAAGTATATTTGGTGGACTTGCTGGATTTGCTCTTGGAAAAACAGTTGGAAAAACAGTTGCAAATATTTTAGGTATTAGAGATGGAATCATGTTTGACATGTTAACTTCAAGACTTGTGGGTGCTGCTTTAGGTGCTGCTCTTGGTAAAAGAATCTAATATGAATTTTGTAACTATTGACTTTTCCCTTAACTCACCAGGTATCTGTGTTTTTAAAGATAACAAATATAATTTTATTGGTTATTTAAAACCAAAGACAGGAACTAAAAAGGAACAAATCTTACAGGAGGAACTTAATCTCCTTAAAGACACGAGAATTTCACATCAACCTGATTGGACTAATAATGAGGCTTATTCTAAAAGTGAAATGATTAAAATCCAAAGACATACCCAAACAGCAAAGGACATTATTGATATGATTATAGAAATCACAGGTAATGAATCTCCTTTTGTGATTGCGTTTGAAGGCTCTTCTTATGGTTCTTCAGCAGGCACTAACAATATTATTGACATGGCAGCAGGTGCCGCAATCTTAAAAATGGAAATGATGTCGCGACTTGAAGTCTTAGAAATGATGACAATATCACCATCTACTATTAAAAAACATGCTGGAAAAGGTAACATGAAAAAAGATGAACTTTGGATTAAATTTCTTGATAACGTTTTAAATGACGTAGAACTTGAAAATTCATCTCTTCTTAAATTCTGTAAAGATAACATCGGAGTGGTTAAAACTATACCTAAACCAATGGATGATTTAGTCGATGCTTATTTTTTAAATCATCTAGCAAGAAGTTTATTTTACCCTCAGGCTTAAAGACTTAAGTTATATTGTACTAGTGAAGTTTTGTTTCAGAATAATTAAAGAATAGTTTCTAAGTATGTTCCATAAATAAAATAGGTCTGAAACCAAAATAAATAGAGATATATAATCAATATAATAACATTAAAAGTATTAAAGTGGATTATTTTAACAGTACAGAACATTTTGAATTACACAGAAGTTTAAACAAATTAGTAAAGTTAGGAAAGCTTTCAACAGAAGAAATGGAATTCCTACTTGCAAAATCAGGTCTTACAAAGATTGAAGATAACACATATAGAGATGATTCTGGTGCTATTTTAACAATGTAACTGAAACATTTTTAAGGATTATTATATAATTAACAGATAAACAATTTAAAGTATTAACAAAAAATTAAAGTATTTAAGACATGGCAGATTTTGACATTTTTAACTTAGGTGTGGCAGATGTAGACACACATGAAACACAAGCTTCATCAGGAAGTGACCTTTACAAACCAACAGCAGATGATGGTAAAGATGGAACTTACAAAGCAATCATTAGATTCGTTCCAAACCCATCAAATCCAAGAAACTCTTTAGTAAAAAAATACGTACACTGGTTGACAAATGCAAACGGTGATGGTAAAATGGTAGACTCACCTTCAACTGTTGGTGAAAAATGCCCAATTGCTGATGTATTTTTCAAATTACGTAAAAGTGATTCAGCAGTTGACCGTAAAATGAGTGATAAACTTAAAAGACGTGAGCAATACTTTGCTCTAGTAAAAGTTATTAAAGATCCTCAAAACCCAGATTTAGAAGGACAATATAAAATCTTTAAATTTGGTTATAAAATCAAAGAGAAAATTGATGAAGAATTAAAACCAGCATTTGGTGAACCAACCCAAGTATTTGACCTATTTGCAGGTAAAAACTTTGAGTTAATTATTACTCGCCAAGGAGATTTTAATAACTACGATAAATCTAAATTCTCATCTTCAACTAGCGCCATTGACATGGGTGGATCTCCAGCAGAGAGAACTAAAGAAGTTATGGCTTCTATTAAATCTGAATTAGATTCAGCGCCAAGTTTAGAACCATACGAATACAAAACGTGGGATGAAGAAACTAGAGATTTTGTGAATAGTATCTTAAGAAACTATTTAAATCCTGGAGACTCTATGGATTCTGTAATTTCAAAACCAGCAACTAAAAGACCAGCAGCTAAAACTGAAAGCGCCACTGAATCGGCATCTGATTTTGAATTTCCAAGTGAAATGGTATCATCTCCATCTGGAGCAAGCGACTCGGATGATTTAGATGATTTCTTAAACGATTTAGGAGTTTAATTAAAACATATATAAATTTAAAGGGTCAGGTGTAAACTTGACCCTTTTTTACTATACAATATATATGACAGGTCAAAAAATCACAGAAGAACTAAAATCAAAAATCAGAAGTTTAGTAAAGCAAGTTATTGTACAAGCACATAGTGAGCCTTCTAAGCAAATGATTAAGGAAATGCCAGGTAGGCTTACTATGGCATGCCCATTTTGTGGTGACTCTACAACCGACCATAAAAAGAAACGTGGAAATTTATATTGGGACACATTACAGTATCACTGCTTTAATTGCAGTACTCACTCTAATGCATATCAACTTCTTAAGGAACATCATGTAAAATTTCAAAGTACAGATGATTCTATTCAGGTAATTGATTACATACAGGAACATAAATTAGAAACAAATCATGTCGAAGTTCTAGAACATGATGTATTTAAACTTGTACATGATTTAGCACCAACACGAAGCGAAATTAAGGAATGGTTTGATTTTCATGAAATTCAACCAGGAGATCCAGCATTCTTTTATTTAAGAAATAGATTATTGTCAAATAAGCTTGATCGATTTATGTATTCTCCAAAGGACAAAAGGATAGTTGTTTTAAATTTAGCACCAAAGGAAAAAATAATAGGATTTCAAACTCGATCACTTGTTAAAAGAGCAAATTCAAGATATCTGACATACGATATTGAAAAAATATATGAAGAGGCAAAAAAAGAACTTGTAATATCTGAAGAAGAACTTATAAGTGCAAAGAAGGTTTCGACATTATTTAATGTTATGATGGTTGATTTTGAAAGAGAAGTAACAATGTTTGAGGGTCCCATTGATTCCATGTTTATTCCAAATTCAATTGGACTTGCAACTGCAGGTCGATCGACTGAAGAATTTGATGAGATTCCAACCATCCGTTATATGTTTGACAACGATACAACCGGTAAAAAGAAAATGATGGAGAAGCTAAAAAGAGGTAGGAAGATATTTATATGGGAAAAGTTTTTAAAAGAGACTTCCATTGAAAGGGATTGGGAAAACTATCTTATAAGTATTGATAAAATTAATAGAGATAAATATCCTAAACAAATAGGTGATTTAAACGACTTAGTTATAGCAGCATGGCTTACTAAAAATAAATGTTTAAATAAGTTGGTTGAATATTTTACAGACTCAAAACTCGATGCCTACCACCTATGATAAAAAAAGATTTTTTACAAATGATCGAAGAACAATTCGAAGACTTTGAAAACGAAACAAATAGGAGAAAAAACCTAAAGTTGATTATTGATTTTACATCAACTAGCATTTCACACGAGGGTAAGCAATTTACAATCACTAAACCTAAACTTAAGGCAAAGTTTAAAAGTTCAGTTTACATTAAAGACAATAAAAAAGGAAACTCATTATTTTAATAAAGATAACATGTCAGAAACAGTAGATAAAATACAGCAACTTGATGATTATTTAAGTAAACAAAGAGTTGATTGGACTTCTAAAATAAAGGGATTAACTGAACAACTAAAGATGGGTAATAGCCTTGAAGAGGTTAGCGCGTATACTTTAAGCTATCGCCAAATATTAGTAGAACAATTAGCTACTATGGGAAACCGCATTAAATCCCAAAAGGCAACTGTAGATAAAAGGTACAGAGATAAATGGATCGAATACTTTAACTATGATTATAAGTTGACCGATAAAATGCGTGAAAAATTTGTTGAAGCTGATATTTCAGATGATACACAAATCCTTGAGTTATTAATAACTCAAAAAGGCTTTATCGAGGGATCGGTAAAAACACTTGATAATATGGGCTTTGCAATAAAGAATCGCCTAGATATTTCAAAGCTTTAGGGCTTAAAAAAGATTATAATGAGATTTGATTTTAACATTAACGGAAGACAATCAATTTTTAAGAATTGATGAATCAACTGAACTTGAGTTAGAGCAGATTAGAATTTCTTTAACAAAACGTATTGACTCTTGGAGATTTAATCCTTTAGTCAAACGAGGTGTGTGGGATGGTTATGTAACATACATTAAAGATGATAAATGGATTCCTGCAGGTCTATGGCGATATGTCATGGGAATATGTAAGGACTATAGATTTGAATTAAAAATCAATGGAATTAAAAGATTAATAGATCCAGATATAAATGCAGAAACATTCGAAACATGGGCGTATGACTTATTTGAGGGTTCTAAGATAACTCCTAGGGACTATCAAGTTGAGGCAGCTTATAATATTTTAAAGTTTAGAAAGTGCCTAGCGGAGCTAGCAACATCAGCTGGTAAGACCTTAATCAGTTTTTTAACAATTGCGTATATGTTAGAAAAAAACAAAGCACAAAAAATTTTATTTATAGTACCTAACGTTTCATTAGTTGTACAGGCGCATGAGGATTTTCATGAATACAACTTTAGAAATAGAATTGACCTAAGAATTCAGCAGATTTTTGCAGGTCAAAAGATTAAAGGCAATAAAAATATTATCATAGGTACCTATCAATCTCTTATTAAAAAAGATGCAGATTATTTTGCAGAATTTGATGCAGTAATTGTTGATGAAACACATAAGGCAAAATCAGCAAGTATTAAGACAATTTTACAAAAATGTATAAATGCAAAATATAGATTTGGACTTTCAGGTACAATTCCAAAGGACGGTACATTAGATAAATTAACATTAATGAGCCAAACTGGCCCTGTAATCACGGAGGTTAAGGCAAGCTTTTTACAGGATGAAGGTCACATTGCAAAATGTGCAGTTAAAGTTATCGAAATGGACTATGCAACTGACAAACAAAAAACTGCCCTAATGGAATTAGCACAAAATAAATATGAAAACAAGGATGTTTTTTCACTTGAACAGAATTTTGTGATTAATAATGCTGCACGATTAGATTTTATATCAAGCGTTATAGGTAGAGTGCCAAGAAACTCACTAGTACTTTTCCATCGAATTGAACATGGCCAGAGGTTATATGAAAAACTAAGACAGGAAACAAATAAACGCGTTTTTTATGTAGATGGAGGAACCGCTTCCGATATTAGGGAAGAATATAAAAAGAAGATGGAAGCTGGTGAGGAAATCGTAATTGTTGCAAGTTATGGAACTTTTTCAACAGGAATCTCAATTAAAAAAATTCACAATATATTTTTTACAGAATCCTTTAAGTCGGAGGTGATTATTAGACAATCAATTGGCCGAGGATTACGTCAACATGAATCAAAGGATAAGGTACTAATCGTAGATTTTGTAGACGATATTAGAACAATTGAATGGGATAATTACCTATATAAACATGGCAAGGCAAGACAGGCTATATATAAACAGGAGAAGTTCGATTACACTATTAAGAAAGTGAATTTTGATGGAGATATATAAACATAATAACGTAATAAAAAAATAACAATAAAATGGCAGAAGTTAACAAAATCTCTTCATTTAAAAGTTTTACTGAGGTTAAAACCCAGGAAACTGCAATGAAACTACGAGAAGAAAACAACGCAAAAAGACAGGAAACTGTTGGTAAAATTGGAGAAATCCTTGATGAAATGGGAGTAACATCTCTAACTGAATTGGAAGAAGATACAAAACAGGCACTAATTAGTAAAATGTTCGGTAATGTTTCAGAAGATGAAGCAGAAGATATTGAAGACGAAATCAATAAATTAGGAGAACCTAAAAAATTAGAAGAAGGTAATGCATTTGTATATGCTGCTGGAAAAGCCAAAGCAGAAGGTAAAGATGAATTCGAATTTAATGGTAAAACTTATAAAGTAACAATTAAAGATACCGGAGTTAAGGAATCAATTGAAGAAGGTAATGCGTTCGGAGATGCTGTTAGAAAAGCAAAAGAGGCAGGAGAATCTGAATTTGAATTTGAAGGAGAAACTTATAAAGTTGAAGAACATTTAGATGAGGCAATTAGTAGAAGTGCATTTGATAGAATGGATGGACTTCATAATACTAAGGCAATGGACGCCTTGCTAAAATCAGCTGAGATTATTTTCAAAGATTTATATGATGAAATGTTTGAATTTGATGAAATTGTAGATTTCATTACAATGACACTTAAAAAAAGTAAATTAGCTAAAATGTTCGAAACGGTAGTTACGGAAGGAAAACATGGTATGGCTAAAAAATTACTTAAAGGAATTGTCGATGGTGATTCAACAGAGGCAGAAGGTATTAAAATGTCAAAGGAATTAGCTGACCATTATTTATCATGGGTTGAAACTTCACCTTATGGTAAAAGAAATGAGAACCTACCATTATATATGTTAGTTGACGCGAGTTTTAATTGGGGAATCGAAAGAGGTTTACCTAAGGAATTGAAAAAAGAATTAGATTCGTTAAAAGATTCAGTAAAAAAAAATGAGTCAATAATCTCAGAGGCCGCAGTTAAACAATTTGATGCCGATTTTAATGATATGGTTAAAAACATTAAAGCAGGATATGGTTGGATCGATCCAGAATACGTCGCAGATACTTGGGAAAATTCAAGTGACTCAATCGATTTCGAATTAGTTAAAGGAGAAATCTACAAAAGATTAATTGCTGCTAAATTATTAGCATATGCTGATGATGAAGATGAAGAATCAGCTGGACAATATGTTAAATCATTAAAAGAATTAGGGATTAAAGAATCTGTTGAAGTTAATGAAAATTCTTCAGAAGTTGAAAAATATTTAGCAAACATTGCAAGTGATTATCAATTTGATAAAACATCTAATGATTATACTGGATTTTTAAATGTTGAACCTAATGAACAAGGAAAGGCTGCTATCGAATTTATCAATAATGTTAATAAATATAAATCTTTAATGAAAAAATTCGGACTTTCATTATCACCAGGGTATGATGGAGATGAAGCTGTTTTTGTCAAAGAATCTGTAGTTAATGAAGAAGACATTACATCGGATGATCAATTTAAAGAATATGCAATGACTGTTTTAAAAGATGCTTTTAAAGATGAGTTTGACGAAGCTAAAGCTGAAGAAGTAATTAAAGGAATTCTTGGTAAATGTGACGGAGATTACGGTGCATGCGTTGGAATGTTAACAGGTTCTTTAGGAGAATCATTTACAAACGAAGCTACAATTGAATTAGATGCTACAGATCCTAAAGATAAAAACCTCGGTAAATTATTAAAGAAACACAATGTTACTTTAGAAGTAATTAACAAAAAAGGACCATCAGGATATCCGGAAGTTAAATTAACGGGAGATGTTAAAGATCTTAAAGTTGTTTTAGCAGATGACGAGTATGGATGGGATGATGAGGATCTAGCAGAATACATCGAAGAATCTACAGTTACTGAAGCAATTGATGTTAAATATTGGGAAGACTACCATGAAAAATCTACAAAAATAACTTCAGCATCTAAAGTTACAAGAGCAGTCCAAGATGAAGTTGAAGATTGGAATGATAACAATGAAAATGGAGAAGATAACAAAGTTACTAATGGCGGAGAAAAGAAAGTAATGAACTTAGCCCATGATTTTTTTAAAGCAGCAGGATGGATCTCATTGGATGTTATACATGCAATGATTGCCCAAGAATCTTAAAATAATTTAAATAAATAATACCTGATGTTTTATTATGTCAGGTATTTTTATTATATTTACAATATGAAAACAAAAATCCTTAATTTTAATCAGTTTTTAACTGAAAAATATGAAGTTAAATTACATGAACAACTTTTACTTGAAGGTGGTGCAGCCGGACATATGTCACATCCTTTTGATGAACATGATTTAACCTTTGGGGATTTTAAAAAAATCATTGAGGCTGGACTATCCGGCAATTTAACATTTGAAAAGGAACCTACTGAAAAAACTGATGGTCAAAACGTCTTTGCTACAGTACATGATGGTCAGGTTAAATTTGCAAGAAATAAAACTGAATTAAAAAATCCAATGGATCTTTCAACGTTCAAACAAAAATTTGAAGGACATCCAAGTAAATTAGTACAGGACACTTTTCAATTTGCAGCAGAGGATTTATCAACATCACTTATTAAATTATCAGCAAAGGATTTAGAGGCATTTAACAACGGTAAAAACTTCATGAACATGGAGCTTATTTACTCTAAAAATCCAAATGTAATTTATTATGATAGAGATGTTATACAGTTCCATGGGATTAAAATAACTGACGGTGAGGGTAATATTATTGGAAATGAAGATAAATATGCACGCTCAATTGCAAATGCCTTAGAGGATGCCAAAGTGCATATAGGAAAGGTATTTACTGTAATTCCTCCTCAAATTATTCAAATAGGTAAGGACTTAAATTTTAGTGAAAATAAAGGTAAATTCATTGCAAGGGTAGAGGAACTTAAGAATCGTTATAAATTAACAGATACTGATGAAGTTTCTAAATATCATGAAATGTGGTGGAGAGAACAAATAGATAAAAATTTCCCGGCATTACCACAAAACTTTAAAGAGGGTCTATTACTTAGATGGGCATACGATGACAAAAAAACTCTTAACCTAAGAAGTTTAGATAAAGAACTTGGAAAGGATCAGGCTGAATTAATTAAGAAATTTGACAAAGAAGACGTTAAAAAGAAATATAAAGAAAATATTAGACCATTTGAAGATTTATTCTTGGAATTAGGTAGTATTATCTTAAAAAATGCAAGTAACTTTGTGGCAGCAAACCCTGCTGCCGAGATGCAAAGATTACATGCGCAAATCAGATCTGAGGCTGATAAAATTAAAAAAGGAGGAGAAGCTACACAGGTTGATAAAGTAATTTCAGAACTTGAAAGGCTTGATAGAATAGGGGGAATAGACTCAATTATTCCAACTGAAGGTATTGTTTTTGTTTATAAAGGAAAAACAATGAAGCTTACTGGAACTTTTGCTGCAATTAATCAGCTGATGGGTATCATTAAATATGGTAGATAAATAAAATAATCCTATAAATATAAAAATGGCATTACAAAAATTAAGAGAATATTTTAACGAGACCAATAGAGAAAATTTTATTGAAATGTTAAAACATAGGGTACTAGTAACTGAAAAGGTTGCAGCACCCACGTTTCTTTTTAGAAGAAATATAAATGGATTTGAATTTTATAAATCTGCAACGGCTGAAAGGTTGAATATGGTAGATAGAACCATAATTTCTTTATATGAAATGGCAATTAATCATTTACAAAGTTTATCAAAAGATATTAAGGCACAATTTCCATCGGATTGGATGTTTGGCTTTGAATATTTGCCTGAAACAAAGGCATCTGATCTCACATACGAAATAACACCTACAAATAATTTAATTCTAACACATATTCACCAATTAAGTGAAGGCGGTAAAGTTAGAAAAACTATAAATGACCCGATTATCTTAAATAAATGGGCGAAAATTATGGATGTTCAATCTCCGTCTGTAATATTTGATGGTTATCTTTCACAAGAACAGAGAGAAAATCTATTAGAATTATTGGCAATGGGAGATAGAGAATTTGCTGACTCATTTGACTATTTAACAGAAACAGCAGACAAGGAAAGTTTTACTAAGGCAATATTTAAACTTTTTAATCCAAGTATAACTGCTACTGCACTCAATTCGAATTTAGAGAGCGAAATAGATGGATTAGTTATTAACTTCATTGATGGAAAAACAATGAAATCTTTTAAGCTTGAAGATTTTTTACGAGCAACTGCAGAAAAAAGAGATATGCGAGCTTCAAGTCACACATATCAGATTGCAGTTACAGACTTTCTAGAATATGTTACAATGTATGACCTCGATGATGTAACAATCGAAGAGGAGCACGCTGATTATAGATACTTAGAAATAATGTCTGTCCTATTTAATGGATATATCGACAAAAATTCATCAAAATATATCGGCGTTAATTTTGAAAGCGCAGAATTTTCTACAGCACAATCTTTTAGATTAAATTCAAAATACATCAAAAATGAAAAGACACTAAAATACACCGACAATGAGATATTGTCAGAATTATTAAAAATGATTTTAAGCTCATTTAGAAAAAAGAGAACTAAGGCAACTGATTTAATTGACGAAGACACTCTTGCAAGAATGAACGATTTTATTGATAAAATAAATCAAAAAATATTTGTAGAAAATACTGATGAAAACGCAGTATATGACTATAACAACTTTATGTTACATAATAAGATTAAAGCATCAGTTAACTTAAACGAAGCTTTAATAGTAAAGCACATGGAACAAGGTAAAGAACCTGTAAATATGTTTGTTGGCAGATTTCAACCATTTACACTTGGACACGCAAAGGTACTTGAAACAATCCACAAAGAAAATGGATATCCTGTAGTTGTATTTTTGGTAAAATCAAAGACAGTTAAAAAAGATGATGAATTTAGTAGACCTTATGAGGAAAATACTCAAATCGAAATGTTCAATAAGGTTAAAAAACAATATCCTTTTCTAAAAGAAATATTTGTTGTGCCAAGCGCCGCAATCGATATAATGTTCAATGAGGTAAGACCAAAATATGAACCAGTTTTATGGGGAACCGGAAGTGATAGAATGAAGGCATACGGATATATGGTTAACAATGACGCATATAGAGACCAATTAAATGTAAGAGCTGATTTTGCGCTATTTGAAATTCCAAGAACTGATGATGAAATTTCTGCAACTAAAGTTAGAAATGCAATGTTAGATGGAAATGAGAAACAATTTCAATCAATGACACCTAAGGCAATTCATTTAATGTACAATGAACTAAAGACAAAGTTAGAAGATAAAATGGGAGTAGTTGCTGAAACCACTTCAGCTGAAATTATGACGTTTGAACAATTCATAAATAAATTTTAATATATAATCTTATAATATAAAAATAAAATATCAAAAATGAGCACATTTGAAAAATATGTAAATGAAATGAATAGTTTATTAAACGAGAGATCGATTAATAAAATTCAAACTGAATTTACTGATGTTGTAAATAAAATGGCAACAATGGCAAAGGAATATGCGACAGCAACTGGAGATGAAAGGGCAAATATTCTTGCAGAATTAAAGGGATTAACTACAAAGAAAAACAATTTAGTCAAAGAACTAGATGCAGCAGTTGCCGGCAAAGATAAAGATGTTCAATTAGTAGTTAATGAAGATCTTCAAGAAGCCTATGGAAAACCAGCAGGTCTTACAAAGGAAGAGACTTTGAAAATTGCACAAAAATTTGCGGATGCAATGTCAAAAATTGAAGGTAACAAAGTTACAGTTAATAAAAGAACATTAGAGGAAGATTCATTTGACCTGGATGTTGACGGAGAAGAATTTGAAGGAGGTTCATATAACATATATCAAAACGGAAATGTTATGAATATGGCAGTACCTTCAAATCCTATATATGGTAAGAAAAATGATACAGTTGACACGATTGCAAAAAACATGAAAAAGGCATTCACAAATGAATCATTTTTAGATGCATCTGATAAAAATTCAGAAGAATTAGATGAAGCTAAAGGATTTAAAAATACAAAAAATTTCCAAGATTTTTTAGAGGAAATTGACAGCATGCCAGAATCAACAATAAAAAAAATCATGGGTAAAGATTATATAGATACTCCAGGTGGTTATAAAGATGAGGCCGAAGATTACGATAATGACATAATGGATTATATGCTTTCAAATATGGGAAGCAAAGAATTCCAAAAACTTCAAGATTGGTGGGAAACTAATGTTGCAGAATCTATTGTTATTGAATCTAAAAAATTCTATAATACAAAGGAAATAGTTAAGATTGCAAATAATGCAGGTGATTGGGTACTTGATGCAAAATCTGCAATTCAAGACCTTTCAGTTTCATATGGCGATAAAGTTCCAACAGATAAATTAGACAAAGTTCTTGCAAACTATGATTTAGAATTAGAAGATGTATTAGAATCTGTGATTACTGAAGGGCGTAAAGTTATTCTTAAAAGACAATATACTGAAAATAATCCAGCGAAAACTGTTGGTAAAACAGCCAATGTTAGAAATAAAGTATTAGAGTTTATTAAAAATGGTAAAATCACCAAAGAAGCATTTGAAAATTTTGTTGCAGGACTTTCTAACAATTCTAAAAGATGGACTAAAAACAACGCACATTATTTTACAATCTCAGAAGAAGGAGTTTCATTGTCTAAAATTGGACAAAAACTTCTTAAAAGTATTACAGTAAACGAAGCAACTGCAAAAAATCCAGGAGTATGGGTACCAGGCAACTTTGAAAAAGATATCGCAAAATACCCAAACAATAAAATCACAAGAAAACTTGTATTAGATGCTGCAAAAAAATGGGATGTAAATCCAGAAGATGCCATTAAGTATGTTGAATTTGGATGGGCAGTAGATTTATCAGAAAACAAAAACAATAATGTGAATACTAAATTTATTTACGAATCTTTTCAAGAATTCGTTAAAACCAAATTAAATGAAGGCATTTTAAATGAGGCTTTTGCTTCTGCAAAACTTGCTAGTTTATTAACTGGTGCAAATGCAATGCCAAAAGACCTTCCTAAAGCATTCTATAATATGTCAAAATTAGCACTTGATAAAATTCAAGACATTGATATTATTGAAATGACGCCAGATCAAGCAAAGAAAGAAAAGAGAGCAAGCGCAGTTTACCTTTATTTCACAACAAACGAAAAGGAAAACCCATATGCTGGAAAATCCACATATAATGGAAAAACTATTCCAGCAAACACATTATTAGCAATCACAGACGGTTCTAACGAATGGATGAACGCCGAATGGAGCAGACATAATCGTAGACAAACTCAAAAAGATGGTAGAGTTTTAACAACTACTAAAAGAGATGATTCTGCCGGAATTAGCAAATCAGGTGCAAGCGATCAGTATGGTACTGGTATTTCAAGCATGAAGCAAGTTGCTGAATTAGCTGACAGAGCATATTGTTTAGATTTAACAATCCTTAAAGCAAGATATTCTACTGAAGCGCAAAGAGCTGAAAGAGTTGAAGCTAAAAAAGGAGCAACTGCAATTATGGATCCTAGAGCATTTAAAGATGCTAACAAACAAAGATACAATGAAATTTTAGCTACTAAAGCATCTGCAATGCCAATGGATTCAATTGTTCTTGGAGCAATCGATACATTAAGCGAACAAATTAAAGATGCAATCGCCAAGGGTACACAAGGAAAATATGGTGACATTTTAATCGGAACCGACCAAAGAGGAAAAGAAGTTAAATTAAACGACGCGTCCAGCCTAATGAGAAATATTCTAGATGAATATTCAAGATATTGTGGATCTGTTTCTCAAAATGAACAAGAAAAGGCAGCAGGATATGGTGGGAACTATTATGAAGGTGCTATGAAACAACATGCTAAAAACATAACAGATTATGTTAAGAAAATAGAAACTAAAAGTTACGGCTGGTAAGATATGAAATACATAAAATTATACGAGCAATTCGTAACAGAAAAAGTATACCAAATGACAGGTTCTTTTGGAGCTAAAGGTATCGCAGGAAAAGTCTTATTTGCTTTCAAAAAGCAAATCGAACGTATTAAATATGAAGGTGATGAAGCTGCAGCCTTAGAAGAAATCAACAAATTTTGGTCAAAATGGGCAGATAAAGATGGAGCTAAGATTATCGAGCAAGAAGTCTTAAAACAAATCAAAGATAAAGAATCAGTGGTTTATATTACCGCAACATTAGCTAGTAAAGAATGGATTGCAGACGATGTAAATGGTATTAACGAACCAGGTAGATCAGAATTACTAGTTAGAATCCCAGCAGATTTTGTTATCAATGTTGGTTTTGCAGATGATGCAGATGCCAGCAAATACACAAGAAAACTAGAAGGTATGCAAAATTCAGCTGTAATAGATAAAACTCACACAGTTGTTTTAGGACAATTCGACGAAGATGTCTTAGAAAACAATATAGAGATTAGAGCATCTCTGCTTTTAACAATAGACGCAAAATAATAATTATGCCAAGTACAAGTATAGCACAGCAACAACTAATGGGTATGGCATATTCTCTTAAAAAAGGAGATATGGATCCAAAGGATGCAAGCCAAGAAGTAAAGGATCTTGCAGATTCTATGACTCTTCAACAACTTAAAGATTTTGCAAGTACAAAACATAAAGGTTTACCAGATAAAGTTGAAGAAGCAAAATCCAATGCGAAGACAATATCAAAGGATGTATGGAATAAAACTAACAAGGATTATAAAGTTATTATTAATGGTCAAAAATATGTAATGGAATATGATGATTCTAGAGATGCAACCATTTTAGTACCCGTTATTGTTGAAAATATTACACCTGCAAATATTGGAGGTATGGGAGCAACCTTATTACCAACCACATCTCAATTAGGATCAGGTGATATATTGTCAGGTGCTGGAGATGCTGAAGAGGAATATAAGAAAAAGAAGAAAAAAGGTATGCTAAAAACGTTTGAGCAATTTATCAATGAAATGAATGAAAGCGCACTAGACTTACCGCATGGTATGGAGCAATTTCAAATAGATGAAAGAGGCGAAGGAAAACAGGCAGACATTTATTTAGCAAATTTTACAGGTAGGATTTTTAAAGCACAGTTGACTGATAAAACACAGGATGACGGAGTTCCAGTTACTAAAAACTTCACAAGAGGAGGGTATAAAGACGTTAATATTAAAAAAGGTCAACACTATATCATAGAAGGAGATACGTTTTGGTATTTTAGAATAGGACGTACGTGGTATGCAGTTAAACGCGCAGATTATGAAACACCTCCATTTGAATATTAATAATTTGAGTATCATCGAATTACCACACCATGGATATTCTCCATGGAACGAAGACCCTAATTTAAATTAGGGTCTTTTCCTTTTATGAAACATTACATAAAATCTTAATATAAAAAATATTAATTATATGTTATGTACTATATTTTTAAACCAGAAGACTGGAGTAAATGGGCAAAGTTGGCTATTGATAAAATAAATCAAACAATCGACACATGCGTTACCCATGAACATATTAAGTCTACTAAGGCAATGGTAGACAATTTTATAGTAATTACTGCACTCGAAGAGAATGTTAATGACGATGACCTCGAATGTATTATAAGATTGTTTTGGTTAAAATTAGACCTAAAAAAACAAATTATTTTTGAAACAAATAAAAAAGAATTAATATAAATTAAGAACTTTAAAAATAAGACAATGAATTTTGTAGACGCTTTAAGACAAGAAGACATCGTAACAGAAAATGGAATGGCAACAAATTCAACTTCATTGAATGCATGTGTTGACTTATTCTTTAATATTGGAGCAATGAGAGGCCAAGACAAACAACGTTTGATAGCAACTTTTTCAAAGGCTTTCAATGAAGATCCTAAGCGTTCTATGAAACTACTTTTTTGGGCTAGAGATGTTAGAGGTGGAGCCGGAGAGCGCCAAGTCTTTAAAGACATCTTGGTCTACTTAGCTGAAAATCATGATTTGGTCTTAAAACCAAATTTACATTTAATTCCTGAGTATGGTCGATGGGATGACTTATTATCTCTTTTTGGAACCTATTTAGAAAATGATACATTAATCTTAATTGAAAATGCCATTAAAGCAGAAAATGGTTTATGTGCTAAGTGGATGCCTCGTAAAGGTCAAAATGCTGAAAAGTTACGTAAATTCATGGATTTATCTCCAAAACAATACCGTAAAACTCTAGTTAATTTGACTAATGTAGTTGAAACTAAAATGTGTGCTGGAGAATGGGATTCTATCGAATTCGGTAAATTACCTTCAGTCGCTTCTGCAAGATACCAAAAAGCCTTTGGTAAAAATGCATATGAAAGTTATTCAGCTTATATTGCTTCCCTTGTAAAAGGAGAGGCTACAATTAATGCAGGTGCAGTTTATCCTTATGATGTTACAAAATCATTAGAATATGGAAATGCTACAGTAGCAAACGAACAATGGAAAGCCCTTCCAAATTATTTAGAAGGAGCAAACGATATGATTTTACCAGTGGTAGATGTTTCAGGTTCTATGTCTTGTCCGGCAGGAGGTAGTAAAACTGTAACATGTATGGATGTTGCAATCTCATTAGGTCTTTATATTTCTGAAAGAAATGAAGGTCCTTTTAAAGATGCATTTATTACATTCTCAAGTACTCCACAGTTACAAGTATTAAGTGGTTCATTGAAAGATCGCTACACACAGATGTCAAACTCCGATTGGGGAATGTCTACAGATCTTGAGGCAACTTTCAAGCTGATCTTAGATCAGGCCACTAAGCATAAATTGTCTCAAGATGAGATGCCAAATAAAATCCTAATCCTATCAGATATGGAGTTTAATGCGGCAACTAGATCTAGTGGTTGGAGAAATCAAGCGTCATGGAACCTAACAGCCCAGCAAGTAATTA